ATGCCGAAAAAAACGGCTCCCCTGCCCGCTTACGAGCATCCCCAATTCCCTCTGCAACAACACAAAGGAAGTGGACAGTGGGCGAAGAAAATTCGCGGCCGTCGCATATACTTTGGATCGTTCCGCGCCGATCCATCCGGCGCGGCAGCATGGGAACGATACAGGCAGGAGTCGCCCTTCTGGGAAGCTGGCCAAGACCCTCGCGCCATGGCGCGAGATGCGGCCAGGGCGTCGGACGCAAAGCCGCTTTTTGAGATTGCTGACCGCTGGCTGGTCTATCGGTGGTCACTGACACGATCAACCGATCCAGACATCCAGATCAAAACACGGACCTACGATGAGTCGAAATACGCCGTGGCCCGAATGCTGGAAATTATGGACCGCAACAGCGATCCGATGCGCTGGACACCCGGCGACTTTGAGCGGTTGCGGTCGGAATTAGGGGAGAGCCGCAAGGCCGATGGAACCGCCGCCCCGGTGTCGCCAGCCACCAAAGGTACGCGAATTGTCAACCTTCACATGATGTTTAATTGGGCGGTGCAGAATAACCATATCCTCCGCTTACCCAACTGGGGATCGTCGTTTTCGACAGTCGGCAGTGAAACGAAAGAGGAATACCGATACGACTTCCAGCGCCAGCATGGCCAGCGGGTTTTCGATGTGGAGGCGGCACGCCTAATTCTGCGCACTGCCGACAATGCGGCCGCACGGGGTGGTATGAATGCGAATAACACCAGCGGCCACCGCGGAGTGTCGCAACGGGCGGATGGTCGCTTCGAGGCATATATCGTGCATCGCCACCACGGCAAACGAACCAAACACCACCTCGGCGAATTTGCAACGGCCGATGAGGCGGCAGCGGCTTACCGCGTGGCCGCTGAATCCAGTGGACTGAGGATGCAGGATCGGATGAAAATCGGATCGTTGCTGTTTCGGGCGGTCTCATATTTGGCCGCAAACACCGGCGCGTACTCAAAGGACATAGCCACCCTTCAGGTTAATGATTTGGAATTGGCCGAATCGTACCTGGAGCGTAAGCGGTCCAAGACCGGCGTGCTTTGGCAGGTCATTCTATGGCCCGAAACGGTCGCGGCGATACGGGATTATCTGGCGGTTCGTCCCGCGCCGGCAAAGCCAGATTGGTCCGGGCTGGTCTTTCTGAGCAGCACGGGTATGCCCGTGAATTACGATGCGCCGAGCTACGATGCCCACGGCAGATACCACCACACGAACCGGAAAGACATTCTGAAGGCCGCGATGCGAAAGATGCTCATCGACCTCGGAATTAAGGACAAGGGACTTAACTTCGGGGCGTGGCGGCATACTTTCCGCTCGTTGGCCAGCAGCGCCATGGGTGTGTCGCTCGAAGGGCTGAAGAAATTCGATGCCATCAACCGAACCATGGCACACCGCATCCCCGGTAGCGCAAATCGGTATGTGAAGCTGAGCCATGCCCAGTTAAAGCCGGTCACAGATATCGTCCGCGAGCAACTCTGGCCGGACCTCATCACCAAAGAACGGGAAGCAGCAGAACAGCAGCGGCTGGACGCTGAATCCACAAAGAAGGTCAAGCTAAACCAGAATCTGCGGCTTGTATCTTGACCGACGCAATGTGATTGTTGGGGCAGAATAGGGCTGCGGTAACATAGTGACGCTGCCCCTTCTCATGTAATCATCCAGATCGGTGTGCCGAATCCGCCACATCACACGTTGCCGCCCCACTCCAACGGATATCGCCGCCAAGGCTTTTGCGCGAATTAGCCGCCGCACGTTACGCACGGAACAACGCAACAGGGCTGCGACTTCGTTCACCGTCAACAGTGTTTTCCCGCCGTCCATTCGATTTCCCGCATAAAACTGCGGCCCGTCGGTTGTCTGTTGTGGCTCCATTTTATTCGCCGCCTCCACGGCCGTGCATTGCCTGCACCGCTGCGGCGAACTCCGTGGCCAGCCTGATTGTGGTTGCATCGACCGGACCACCAGAGTAGTCGTAGGCGGTTTTCGTGTAATGCGTGTTGCCAATGATGGCAACGAACGTAAACATGCAATCGGCTTCGCGACGGCAATAAACCGCGCCGGCGCCCGTCAGTACCAATTCGCAGTCCGGAATCCGACAGATGGTCGGGAGAATCCGAACTTCGATCGTCGCATCAATCATGTCTAATCCTCCCGTGTGACAGTGACTTCGCACGCTATTTCCATGCGACAGATCGTTTTCCCCTTTTTGCTCGCATCCTTGGGGTCGTCGTAAAAACCATTGAGGTGTAAAACAGCGACATCATTCACATCGGAATTTTCGACGATCCACCCGACAGCGCGACGATTTATCCGTTTCACTTCACTCATATTCATCTCCCGTAAACGCCTTTATGAACTCCACCGCGACTTGCGGCACGATCGCGTTGCCATAGCCGCACAACGCCCCCACACGGCCGGGTATCCCATCAGCCAGCGGGCTAATTCGGGGTTCAAGACGCCTCGATTTGCCATCAGCGAAATGGGCGACGATGGAGTCATCCCACACATTGCCGCAAGAACGTTCAGTGATGGGCTGTTGCGTCGAAATTGCGCCGGCCCGGCCGTGTTCTCTGAATCCTGAACCGTCGGCGTTGGCCACCCAGAACAGCCTCTGTCGCATGTGCGGCGCGCCGACGCTGTGTGCGCCCAGTACCGCCGCCCCGCAGGTGTAACCTTCATTCTCCAGGTCATCGAATACTCCATCGAGCCAACCGTGGCTAACTGCCGGCACAACCTGCTCGCCAAACACCGTGACAGGTCGTCGCTGGCGGATGAGCCGGAACATATCTGGCCAGAGGTGGCGCGGGTCGTTTTTGCCCTGGCGTTTTCCGGCGACGGAATATGGCTGGCAGGGGCAACTTCCTGTCCAAACAGGCCGGTCGTCTGGCCATCCGGCGAGCCGGAGCGCGTGAGACCATCCGCCGATTCCGGCGAATAGGTGGACTTGGGTGTAGTCGCGCAATTCTTCAGCATCAATCTTCTGTATGTCGCGTTCATCTATGTCGCCCGGCACAATCTGGCCGTCCTCGATTAACTCGCGGAGCCATGCGGCGGCGAACCGATTGTGTTCGTTGTAGTAGGCGGCCATCAGGCCCCCAGGAACTTCCCGATTTTTCCATGAATCCATGTCGCCACGACCTGGATGGCCTTTTCGAGGATGATGAACGCATTGACGCGCCACAGCACAAACACCACCCCGCCGACGATGCTGGCGATGATTCCCCATTTGAGGATCGACGCCCACCAGGGGACAACATCCTGAACCTGTGTGACGGCCTTATGGATGGTGCTGGCGGCGTTTTGTATTTCGACGGCCTTGCCGTCGATGGTGTCCAGGTGCTTATCGACGGCCTCCGGATCGTTGTTGCCAAGTGCCTGTTTCGCCCCTACCACTTCGGTACGAATGTCGGTGGCCGCATCGTGTGCAATCGTGGCGCTACCGGCGATGCGGGTTGCCGCCGAACATCCCATCATTAAAAGCACGACTATCAGGACCGCATAGAACACAACCAACCACATATATGAACGCATGATCGACCTCCATTGGTTAAAACTTGCGAACGATTTCCGAACGGAATTTGCTTCGGTGATATTTCTCGCCCGGCCCCATCGGCATCACGAAGTGCTGCGGGATGCCATCCAGAATCACGCCAGCGCCCAAGATGGATCGTAGTTTCTGGTGACGGCCATAGGCGAACGCAACGGCACGATCATCTATTCCACAACCGGTATCCATGCCGAATATTCTCCGGTTGGGGTTGGCCTTCCACTTGACCCCGGCCGCAGAATGCACATGGCCCTGTACCACACTCATCAACAGCTTGCCCATCGCGTTGTAAGCGGGGTGGATGCCGCCGCTGCCTGTTCCGTGAAAGTAGTACACGCCGTCAATGGTGTGGTCGGTGTCCCAGTGCCAGCCGGGCGTAGACCAAATCTCCCGATAGTCACGCAGAAAACGGGCCGGAATGTTCACGCTTTCGGCCAGTCGCACAAGCCGCTCATCGTGGTTGCCGATGCAAACCCGCGCATTCGGGAACGCCTGTGCCCATCGCCTGATGCCGAGTGCCGCAAGCTCATATTCATCGTGCGGGCCGGGTGAATCCGGGTGGTGGGCGTGGAAGCTCACGGCGTGCCAGTCGGCAACGTCGCCGATAAACACCGTGGTGTCACAACGCCAACGTTGCCGCAAGTCGCGGCAAAACGCCAGGTATCCGGGGTGGGACACGGGTTCATGGATATCACCGATTACCAGTACGCGCGCCATTAAGCGTTCACCTCTGCCAAATACGAACGAATCGAATCGAGCAGGGCGGCCGTGTTAATGCACTTATAATCCATTAACCGAAGCGTCTTGGCGTCCAGGACCGGCAGACCCAACCAACGTGCGATCATAAACTCGGCGACGGCGCCAACACTCGATTCCCATCCGGGCAACATCGCAATAAACCCGTCGTGTTCTCGCGTGGCGATGAAATACAACGCAAAGAAGTCGCGCAGGCAGAAAATCCCCTGGTCTAGCCTGTTTTTGTCGCCAATGGCCCGGTCGATATCGGCGGGCGATATCACGCCATAATCCAGCTCCAGGAGCCGCTGGCGAGCGTCATCGAACGCCGGAAAATTAAATTCCGGCAGGCCCCGCATTGGTCCAGCGATATACACGAATCGCCTCCACCAAGCTGCTGGCGAATAGCTCATACCGGCAACGACTTGGCGCGCAACAGCACCACTCGCGCCGAGCGACAACAGGTCGTCGTAGTTTATCCTGTCCTGGCCCACCAATCCGCCTTGAGGTGGGCGAGTCACTGCGGGCAACGGCTTGGCATCGGTAGACGGCGGCGACACCATGACGCCGCCCAGTCCATCAACCCCAAGCGATAGGGTTGGTGGGCATTGATTCTGATATTTCGGCATGTCGTTCAGGTTGGCGGGTAACACGCCGCGCTTAATCATTTCCTCAAAGTGCAAGAGTGCATCCGCGTTCCATCCGAGTTGGGCCAAGTGGTCCTCGGTCGTGTCGCCCTGCATGTAGGCCATGAGGTGGCGACAGATTGAGGCGACAACGCGGGAAAACGGCATCCCCTGCTCCCAATTCCTGTCTCCATAGTTGGCCGCGCCGTGCGAATTAACCCAACCCTTGCGCTCCATCGCGAATGGGCTGGTAAGGTCGGGCCGGCACTTGGCGGCTTGGCTACCGCGCTTTGCGCCGGTCGAAAATGATTCATCTGTTTCGGTGAATATCGGCTTCATGCTTACCTCCATTGGTGCAGTGCCTGATTATCGGTTCGATTGAATCGGCCGTGAGCAACCGGCCGGTTAGACGAAACACGGTCCAGCCCAACAATTGGGCGGCATTGTATTTTTCGCAGTCGCCTTCAAACCCAGTGCCGCGCGTGTGTCGGCCACCACTCCATATACCGCCCTCCAGTTCGATGGCCACCCTTGCGGACGGGAGTGCCCTATCGAACCGCCATCGCCGCGACGGATGGAATCGGAACTCCATAGCCAGCGCCGGGCCGCGCAAGGCACGCCATAGCGTGTCGAATTTCAATTCAAGCCGGGACATTCGCCACCTTCTCAACCCTTGCCCACCCAAGACCATGTCGCAATCGCCTATGGATGGCCGGTCCCGACACGCCCAACCACCGGGCGGCCGCCATAATGGACGCGAACTCCCGGCCGCTCTCCTGGTGAACGATTCGTTGTTCGGCACGGCCACCCGCATGGGTGGGCGCGTGCTGCACAATGCCATCGCGCTCGAACTTGTTGCGAACACGCGCCGGCGCGTCAACCAGCCATCCAAGTCGCCGCTCGATGGCATTCCACTGCTCGCGGTATTCGCGGACCCGGCGGGCGCGCTCCATGTCTGGATCATCCGGATACATAACGTCCGTCACATATTTGAGTGCGGCCGGGTTGTTCATGCCGCCCCCCGCGCCGGGGCCTTCAGGGCCGAGTTTTCCGACAGGTCCAGTATTTCAAGATGCTCGGGGTTGACGCATGACGGATTGAAGCATGTATGGTGAATCGTCGTGCCGACGGGGATGGTCCCGCGAGCGAACGTATATGCGAAGCGGTGCGCCAACACCTTGCACTTGCGATACCAGAATCCACCATAGCCCTTGTGATTGCGCGTACCATTCCATTGCCAGCACGGCGAACAATTGCCTTTGTGCTTTACATGGGACAGGAAACGCACGACCTCTTGCGCCGACGGGGCTGGGAGCGGCTTGCCGTATTCAAACATTGGTTCCCTCCCGGAACGACCACCCGAACGCGCGAACAACCCCGCCCGTTTGACGTAGCCGATCAAACAGGGGGCCTATTCCATCCCCGCCGGGTCCATCAAGAATCGTCTGCAGCTCATCGGGGTCGGCAACGTTGCCGATCAGGAGTGTCGGCAGCACTTGGCGATATCGTTTATCAAGGATTCGGTGCAACAGTCGCTGTTCCGCATCCGTACCGCCGCGCTTGTCGATTTCATCCAGGACCAGAAGATGCGGTGTGGTGTAATCACGGATGATGCTCATTTCGGAACGTGTGGCGGCTGGACCATACGCCTCGCGACAGGTGGCGAACAGGTCGGCCAGCACCTCATAACGTGCAGGCTGTGCATGGGTTAAAATATCGGCCTTCAGAACCTCCACGCCGATTTGTGTCTTGCCGCTCCCTGGGGAACCGATCAGGGCAACCATGCCCCACTGTTGAATTTTGTGGTTCACCTTCACGATTGCGCTACACCAGCCCGCGTGCTGGATCAGGCCGCGCTTGGATTGCTCAATATGCCTCACTGGTGCGCCGGACAGGCGGAACATGCGCCCAACTTGCTCGTTGCGGCGCGCGCGGGCGTGTTGTTCGCGAATCTCCTCATAGGATAGCGCCACTCGTTGAGCCGGTGGCGCGCCGGGCGGGGCTGGCGTTGCCGCGCCTGGATGCGGTGACGCGGGCGCGGAATCGTTCGCGGTCTCGCCAGAGGCTGGCGAGCCTGTGCCCGTCGTATCCCCGCCACTTGTCGGCGAGATAGGCCGCATAGATGGCATCGAGAATTTCAACGCTTCCGGCCCATTCGAGCAACTGGCTGACGTGCCGATTGCATCGGCCGTGCCAGGGGTAGTCGTAGGGATAGACGACCCTGAATCGTCTTGCCCACCGGGCGGATGCTTCACGGTACTCGGTTGCCTCTGGTGCATTTTCTCTCCTATTTGCCACTTCCGGGCCGAACAGCCCCGCAGTGACGGGTTTTGGTGTCACGGAACAGCCTCGCTGGTTTATCGTTGTGGTTATGCCCCCGCCGCCGGCAGTCGGCCCTTCACGAACTCGATGCACTTGGCCAGTGCATCGGCTGGCATATCCTCCCATTGGTCCACGCCAGCCTTGGCGAACCATTTTTCGGTAGTCCCCTCCGGTAGCCGGACCACCTCCATGAGGGACTTGATTTCGGCAATGTCCGCCGGGCGTGCCAATTCAATCGCGGCCGCTTCACGCTCCATCACCTTGGGGTCGTGCCGATCTTTGAATGCCTGGTATGACCACTCGAACACATCCAGGTCAGGAAAGCCCGTAAGGCGAGATTTTTCCACGCGGGCGTATCGCTTGGGGCCACGCGCCTTCGCCTGAGCGCCATCAAAGCTGGTGCTGCGCCCAAGCTGTAGAACGAGGTCAAACCAGTAGTCCAACTGCTTCCACCCGTCGAATGTGTTGCCCAGTTTTTTCAGGTTATCGCCATATTCGGCTTTGGCATGGGCCGTCACGATGACATTCATATCGAGAGCGTTCAGCAGGTTGGCCAGGCGTTTCATTTGTTTGTTCGCCTCGCCGTAATGACGCCCGAAATCACTGCCTACCTTGGCCTCGCATTTTTCCAGCAGGTCGTTGTACGCAGTGGTAATTGGATCAATCACCAGCGTTCGATATTCATGGCGTTCGGTGAGCAGTGATTTCACTTCGGCTATGAGTTCGCCCATTTCGGTCGTCTGAAACACCACGCCGCCCACAGAGTCGATCTCCGAACCGTAATTGTCTGTTCCTCGCTCCGTGTCGATGATGTACGGTCGTGGGAATTGACGCGCGGCCGTGGTTTTGCCGACTCCGGCCGGGCCAAACATGAACAATTTGAGCCGCTTCTGCGACTGGTCGGGTTTTTTGGCTCTGAGTGCCATCTATGTAACTCCTCTGGTTTGTGGTTAGTTGTTACTGGGGTTGGCGTATGCGCGAACCTTGTGCTCTGCGTCCGCTCCGAACAGTTCGCCAATCCGCGCCAGGATTGCCTCCCGGCCGCATTCACACTCACCATCCGCTTCGCGGACATATAATCGTGGGACAGACATTGGGAGCAGCGTATCGGCGTTAAGGACCGGAATTCCGGCCGCGCCGGCGATGGCGACAAATAGGCGGGATTCACGATTAAACTGCCAGCCGTGCATTGCCGCCACAACGCGAGCGTTCAACAGGTGGGTCAATGTGATATTCCTGGACCAGTTGTCCCGTCCCGCCAATTCGCCTGAATACACTGCGTACCCACGCCGCCGCAATCCAGACGCGACATCACTGGGCTTTCCCGCCAGGCTTAATCCCGGTACGAGAAACAGGCGAACGGGTTGGTTGGAAACACACACACCACGCTCCGCCAGCCCGGCGCACCGAGCCAACGCAAGCGAGTACAACACGACCAGCGCCATGGCGACAACGATTATGAGTGACAGCACGATTACCTCGATTCGTTTCAAAACGGAATGTCGTCAGGGCTAAAGTGTGACTGGTTGCCAATCGCGTCTGGTTGGGGCTGGCGTGGCGAGTTGCCGCCCTGGTGGGCGTCTGAGCCACGATCATTCATAAACTGGAACGACTCAACGACCACCGTGATTTTGCTCCGCTTAGCCCCATCCTTGCCCTCCCACTGGTCGAACTTCAGTCGCCCCTCAATCAGGATGGCGCGGCCCTTAGCCAAATGTTGGTTGATAACTTCGGCTGTCTTGCCGAATGCGACACAATCCACGAACGCCACTTCTTCGCGACTCTCACCGGCCGGGGATTTCCACTTGCGATTGATTGCGATGCCAAAATCAGCAACGCACAATTGTGACGGCAAGTGCTTTAGCTGCGGGTCGCGCGTCAAGTGGCCCGCCAGAATGACCTTGTTGTAGTTCATACCTACCTCCCAAGCCGGTCCAACGCCCTTCGGCACTGGTCCGGTGTGTTCGGCCGTCGATAATGCGGACCCCGCGAACAGGTCGGGGCGGCTCGTTTCCGCGTGCCGCTGGTTCATGCGGCCCGAAGTCGTACGGCTGCTTCGGCTGTCAGTAGTTATTTCGGTATCGCACAGTGGGACTTTAGGCGATGCCACCGAGCCACATGGCCAGGGTGATGAGTATTGCCAAGTTGAATGCCTTATACATGGTCGTGTTCCTCATTTAGATGGGCGACTCTCAACAATCCCCAGTCGCTCTTTAATCTGCGACAAATCATCCAGAATTCGTTCCCACCGCTCATCCGTTTTGTCTTGGCGCGTGCGGAGTTCGTCCACGCGAGCCTCGATAGCCACGACGCGCATTCGTATGGATGAAATCTCTTGGCCCGGAGCATCAATCGTCCGAACAATCGGGATCGTGACGGCCACCGCCGCCAGGAGGCTTCCCAGTGAAACCAATGTGTTCCTTCCAACCTGCTTCATGCTGGCGAATATACTGGCCGTCCGTGTGGTTACATTGGTGAAAAATATCGACCAATGTAACCACACGAAGGCCCGATATAATGTGGGCATGTCGTGGCCGAATGGGGATGCGACACTAAATAAATGACCCAACCCCGGATACCGGATACCTCGCCATATGGGCTGGTGTGCGCTGTCCGCTCAATCCGTAAGCCGCCCGCGAAATAACGGGCGCGGGACGTTCCCTCCCTGGTGCGCCGTGTGTGGCCAAAGCCGGAGTTGGGGAACAGCACAAACGGACAGCCATTCCGATTGTGCCGAGCTTTCAACAGGGCGCTATGTTTCGCCCTGTTATTTTCCCTTTTGTGGGGGGAACCTTAGGAGGGGGGCCTACCTCCGTATTCCGCTTCCTGCCTCTGGGCTGATGATAGTAAACACCACACAACACAAAGACGATGAATCTGGCATGAATAACAGAGCCGATTTTCTCAACTGGAATTTTCACCAATGTAACCACACGGATATTGGATAACATCGCGCCGATGAGCAGGGTATGTGAAACTCCGGGCTGCGGGCGCTGGCGAGTGAAGGGCGAGCGATATTGCAATGAATGCCGCGTGACCATCATCGAAAAGCTGGAGGCTGATGGGTATCTACAGTCCAACGATGAGATTAACCAGCGCAGGCCCAAGGAGGTTCGATGCCCACGAAAGCAGTGAGCTTCAGTCAGAGACAACCGCGCCGGCGCACTGTTGACCGCAGGGCGTCTACGGCGGAACGCGGCTACGGCGGGCAGTGGCAGAAGCTGCGTTTATGGCACTTGAGGCACAATCCATTATGTGTTTTTTGTGATTCAGCAGCATCAATCGTGGACCACATTAAACCGATTACCGCAGGCGGCGAACCATTGAACCCATACAACCTTCGGTCGGTGTGTCCCAATTGTCACGCCCGGCTGACCGCGAATTACCGGCGCACGGGCGTAAACGAGATGGCCGGGATCGTTCGTTGTGGGGTAGGGGGCTGAAAATGTTTCAGTTCCATGACCCAATGACCGAACCGCCAGCTTTACGTTAATTTGCCTCAAATTGGGATTTTTTTATGCGCGGTCGCAAGCCCACAATCAATCATGGACGACGGCCGAACACGACGGCCGATGCTCCCGCCCTTCCCGATTGGCTGTCTCCCGATGCCCGCCAGGAATGGAGTCGCGTTTTGGGCCTCATCGCCACCGCCGGGGCGTTGTCGCGGCCGGATGCTGATGTTTTGTCGGCCTACTGTGAGACGCTGGTTTTGTTTCGGCGAGCCATCGCGATGCTTCATCGGGACGGCATCACGTTTGTTTCAGACGACCGCATGATTAAGCGTCACCCGGCCGTAGGCATTGCATCAGATGCGCGTAAAGACCTGGTTCGCCTTGCCGCCGAACTGGGCATGACGCCGGTGTCTCGCCAGCGGCTGAATGTCGGCGTGGAGCAGGTGGATGATTTGCAGGATTTCCTGAACGGCGGAATGAAGCTGGCGAAATGAGCGACGAAGCCTATCCATCCTTTTGCCTCACCGCCAGCGCCCGCGCCGCGTATGATGCTGCGCGTGCCGGTGGCTGGTCGGAATGGGTGGTGGGCATGGCCGATGTTCATGCCATCCATGAAGGATGCTATTTTGATTTGCCCGCCGCCGAACGAGTGCGAGAGTTTTTTGAGAAACATTTGCGTCACGCCACGGGGGATTTTAAGGGCAGGCCGTTTACCCTGCTGGACTGGCAATGGCGGGATGTTATTGGCCCACTGTTCGGTTGGAAGCGGGGGGATGGCCGACGCCGGTTTAATCGTGGGTATCTGTCGTGCGCCAAGAAAAACGGCAAAAGTGGCCTGAGTGCCGGTATTGCGCTCTACCTGCTGTTGGCCGATGGTGAAGCCGGCGCCGAGGTTTATTCCGCTGCGGCGGATCGGGATCAGGCGTCGTTGATTTACCGCGAAGCCGTCAAAATGATCCTTGCGAATCCGTCGCTTGGGCGGATTTGCGGCCACGTCGATTCAAGCAAGACCATCACAGGGCCAGGTCGATGCTTCTATAAAGCCCTGAGCGCGGAGGCTCCCACAAAAGAGGGATTGAACGCATCAGCCATCATCTTCGATGAGCTACACGCACAACCACACCGTGAGTTGTGGGACACACTGCGTTACGCCGGGCGTGCCCGTCGTCAACCGCTATTGCTTGCAATCACTACGGCGGGATCGGACAAGGAATCCATTTGCGGCGAGCAGTACGAATATGCCAATCGCGTCCTGTCGGGCGAAGTGGCGGATACGTCGTTTTATGCCAGGATTTACGAAGCTGGCATGGATGATTGGGGCTTAGAAGAGACTTGGCGCAAGGCCAATCCAAGCCTTGGCGTCACGGTTCAATTGGACCAGTTTCGCGCGGACTTTCTGGAGGCGCGGGAGTCGCCCGCCAAAGAGGCCACGTTTCGCCGGTACTCACTCAATCAATGGGTGCAGACGGCGGATGCGTGGCTGTCGATGGATCAATGGGCGGCGTGTGGTGCTGATCCGGTTGCCCCGGCCTCTCTCTCCGGCCGGAAATGTTGCGGGGGGCTGGACCTGTCGGCCACCGACGACACCACCGCGTTGGTGCTGCTGTTCCCGGCGGACGATGGATATATCGACGTGTTGCCGTGGTTCTGGTTGCCATCGGGAAACGCGCACAACCTCGAGCGCAAGCACCGCGTACCATACCGGGCTTGGGCGAAGAAGGGCTTCATCACGCTGACCGAAGGGAACGTGGTGGACTATGACGCCGTGCGCGGCCAGATTAACGCGATTGCACAGCAATACGATATCCAGAAGCTGGCGATTGACCGCAAGTTTCAGGGACAGGCCCTCGAAAACGACCTTATCGCCGATGGTTTTGATGTTGTCCCGGCTGGCCAGGGGTGGATAAGTCAAGACCTTCCGGCAAAGGAACTGGAGCGACTGCTGAAGGCTGGCCGCATTCGCCATGGCGGAAACCCAATCCTGTCGTGGCACGCCTCAAACGTGGTCGTTGATATCGACAAGGCTGGTAATTATTCGATCAACAAGCGTAAGAGCCGGAGCAAAATCGACGGCATCGCCGCGTTTTTAATGGCCCTGCTCTGCCATATGAATGGTGGCCGGTCCAGCACCGTTGAGGCGTCCGGAGAATTGATTGTGCTTTCGTAGGCTGGAGGATTGTAATGGGTTGGCTGACAAGGTTTTTTTCGCGGGATGTTCCGATGAACATCGCATCGCCGGAAATGTGCGGCGTGTTCGTCGGCGGAACCGACGCCGGTGTAAGCGTCACACACCAGACCGCGCTATCGGTTAGTCCTGTCTGGCGGGCCGTGCAGATTCTTGCCGATGCGATTGTTGGCCTGCCCATCCAGGTCAAAGACGACGGCAATGACAAGCTGCGCGGACATCCGATTTCGCGGCTTCTCCACAATGACGGAGAGGCCAATGAATTTATGACCGCCGTGGCGGTGAAGTCGGCGATGATGAGCAATATTGCCCTGTGGGGCAACGGATACGCCTACATCCAGCGGGACAATACCGGCCAGCCGACGGCCCTATACCCGCTGCCATCCAGCCATACATATGCCCGGCGCACGGGCGGACAGGTGAACTATGTTACGCGGGTTGGCCTGACAACCCACACACTGGGGGCACAGGATGTTCTGCATGTCCTGGGGCCACTGACACTGGATGGGCTGTGCGGTGTTTCACCCATTGAGTACGCCAAGCAGACCATCGGAATTTCAATTGCGTTGCAGAAATTCGCGGCCAAGTTCTTTGGCCAGGGCGGCAATATCGGTGGCATCATCGAAACGCCACCAATGAAAGAGGAAGCACAGCGGAACTTTCTCGAATCGTGGCGGCGGACCTATACCGGCCCCGATGCCGCATTCAAAATCGCCGCACTGACCGGCGGCATGAAGTTCATTCGCACCACCGCCGATCCAAAAGAGTCACAGTCACTTGAAAGCCGCACGTTTCAAGTGCGCGAGGTGGCGAGAATATGGGGCATCCCTCCACACATGCTTGGCGACATGGAGAAGTCCAGCTACGCCAGCATTGAAGCGCAGAGCATGGATTTTTATCAGGGCACAATCCAGCCATACGTCATTCGTTGGGAAGCGGAGATTTCACGCAAGTTGCTGGCTGAATCAGAGAAGGGCCGGTTGGCCGTGCGGCTCAATATGGACGCCAAGCTGCGCGGAACGACCAATGAGCGATATGACGCATACACCAAAGGGCGACAGGGTGGATGGCTTTCGATCAATGATATTCGTCGGCTGGAAAACCTACCGTCGGTTGACGGCGGCGACACTTACCTACAGCCGTTAAACATGACGCCCACCGATTCGGATGGTGCGTCCAATACGGAGGAACAGAAGTGATGGAAACGAGAATCATTGACGTTTATGAGGGCGAACCGCTCGCGCTGCGCATCGAGCGAGAGGCGGACAAGCCGCCGCGTTTGGCGGGCTACGCCATTCGGTTTAACAGTTTGTCGAAAGACCTTGGCGGCTTCCGCGAGCGTGTGATGCCGGGCGCTTTGGATGCGGCAATCGGGTCCGGCGGCGACATTCGGGCCCTGATGGACCATGACGCGGGAAAATTACTGGGTCGAACGAGCGTCGGAACGCTGCGTGTCGGCATAGATGAACTTGGGTTGTGGTTCAATGTCGATTTACCCGACACACAATACGCCCGCGACCTCGAATCCCTGGTGGTGCGCGGCGACACAAGGGGGATGAGCTTCGGATTTACAGTACCGCGCGACGGCGGGGAGCGTTTCGTTCGGGAGAATGGCGGGGCCGTGCGGGAGTTGTTGCGCGTTGACCTCAAGGAAATCACTGTTACGTCCATTCCCGCATACACTGAGACCAGCCTGTATTTGCGTGTTGACCCCGAACTTGCCCGACGCATCCCGCCCGCTCCAACCCCGAAGCGCGATGCTGCCGGTCGAAAATTAAAATGTGCGGATTTTCACCAATGTAACCACACGGCAATCTGATACAACGTGGCTCTAGACACAGAAACAATCATCGCTGAAAGGAAAATCGTCTATGTGGCAGAAGATCAAGGCGTTGCGCGAGGAACGAGGCGTGATTTTGGCCGACATGAAGGCCATCTTGGATAAGGCTGAAGCCGAAAAGCGGGAACTTGTTGCCGATGAGTCGGCCAGGTTCGATGAGTTGTCTGGCAAGGCCGAGGCGAAGCTGACCGAAGTGAATCGCTATGAAAAGCTCCACGGCCTGGAACGGGCCGGCGCACAGGACCAGAATCAGGCCGGTCCCGGACGGCACGACATTGATCCGGAACGACGCGACGAGGAAGACGCCGGCAAGGGTGAGACTCGTTCTGAGTTTCTCGCGTATCTGCGTGGGAAGCCATTGGCGGAACTGCGGGCCTTGACCGTTGGCGGCATGGGCGTTGTGGGTGATCGACCCTTCTACAGTCAACTCGTTACGTCCATGAAGGGGTTTGCGGGCGTGCGCGAGGCCGGGGCCACAGTGTTGCCCACGGTCAACGGAAACCCCCTGTCCATTCCGATGGCTGACGATACCGCCAACGTCGGGCAGATTGTGGCCGAGGGGGCGACCGACAACACCGCCGTCGATGCCACAGTGACTACGAAAACCCTCAATGCGTACAAATTCGACTCGAAGTGGATCAAGATTTCCACCGAGATGTTGCGGGACTCGGAGTTTCCGATTGAGAAATTCATTCTCGATATCGCCGCCGAACGGATCGGCCGATATTTTAACGCCGAAACGACCAATGGCGACGGCACGGGGGAACCGGAAGGGTTTTTGGTTGGCGGGACCAGCGGCGCAACGTCGGCCAGCAACAACGCGATTGACTACGAAGACCTTCTTGACCTTGTGCATAGCGTTGACCCCGCCTACCGTGCCAGCGGGCGATGCGTGTTCATGTTCAGTGACCTGACGTTGGCCGCAATCCGAAAGCTCAAAGATGGCGATAATCGCTATGTCTTTTCGCCGGGCGAAGCGGGTGTGCCCGGTTCGATCTTGGGCTATCGGTACATCGTGAACAACAACATGCCCGAACTCTCTGCGGGTGTGAGCAGCAAGGTTGTCGCGTTCGGCGATTTCTCCAAGTATTTCGTTCGCGACGTGACCACGCCGGATATCGTGGTGGCCAGGGAACTGTTCGCAGGCGACGGACTGGTCGGCTATCGCGTGCTGTCGCGACACGACGGCAAGCTGACAGACGCGAAGGCCGTCAAGTACCTGAAGTTGGCCGCTTCATAGTCGCACTCTCCTCGTTGGCTGGCCGGTGGGTCGTATCGCCGGCCAGCCATTCATTGCGGGATAGCACAACAGTAGTGCGCCGGGTGGGCAACCCGGAGGCGGCGGTTCGCATCCGCCTCCCGTGATTATGTGGCCATGGGATGATGATTGGGAAGATGACGTTCCCGGCGCGGATGAAACGGTGTGAGGCGGTAAATGGGATTGGCGGTCGTTACATCTTCAGCCCCGCCGATTACCGCCGATGAGGTAGGCGACTTTTTGCGACTGGATGATTTTGATGCCCAGTCCGATCTACTCGATAGCCTCATCGCCGCCGCCGTGGAGTATTTCGCCAACGAAACACGCCAGCAACTGACGCAGGCAACGCTACGGATGACCTCTGATGCGTTCCCGTGCTGCAACACGATCCGCCTACCGCGTGGTCCGCTTCAATCAGTTACGTCCATCAAATACTTGGACCGGGAAGGCGCACAGCAAACGCTCGCCGCCGGAACGTACACCGTTGATGCTGACGCCCGCCCCGGCCGGATCGTGTTGAACGACGGTGAATCGTGGCCAGACACACTCGACCAGGCGAATGCGGTTGAGGTGACGTATGTTGCGGGCTACGCCACGACGAATTTGCCGACAGCACTGCGGATCGGGATCATGCTGCTGGTGGGCCACTGGTATGTAAATCGCGAAGCGGTGGTAACGGGAACCATCGCGACGCAACTGCCGCTGTCCGTTGAGTCCATCATCAACCAACACGCCTACCCGGAGGCGGTGTAATGTCCAGCATCAACCTACAACGTGAGGCCCCGGCAACCACCGACGAATTACCCGAAGGCGTATCCGCCGAACACCGTTATTACACGACTGCGCGGGAGCAGGCGGTGTCTGACGCCATTGCCGATGCCACCACAACCGATGCGGGCGATCTAATCACTGGCACGCTGGACGACGCCAGGTTGTCCGCCGACGCACAGGACGCCATCGCATTGCGGCATGACGCTGTCACCATCGGCGGGGCCAATGGGCTGTCTCTGGGTGGCCAACAAATCTCGCTGGTGTTGGCAACCGGCTCAAGTGCCGGCGCAATGTCGGCAGTGGACAAGGCGACGCTCGATGCGGCAACGGCTGCGAACACGCTCGAAACGCTGGTCAGGCGCGACAATGTCCTGGGCGGCATTTCCGTGGGACCGATTAGCACACTAAACGTGGCTGGCGTTCCGTCGCTCGGCGTCTATTGCGGCATTGGCGGAACTGTCACGGTCGGCAACAGCGGCCAGATCAAAGCCAATTCCACTGGTCTTGGTTTTTTCAACACAGCCCCCATCGCCAAGCCATCCAGTGGGACAGACATGCGCGTAGCCCTGATCAATTTGGGCTTGCTGAATGGCGGGGCGACGCCACTGAATTTGAACAACGGGGCGTTGACGTGTGGCCCAATAAACATGGGTGCGGGCAGCCTTACGGGTTATTCATTTTTTCATACAGGAGCGGTCTTTTCATTGGAGAATGGTCAGGGCCTTCGATTGGGTAACAGCATCGGTGTGAGGTTCGCGAGTGGGGCCGCGTACAGCAGTGCGGATGCCGCCGTTTTTCAATACTCCACGACCAACACCATCAAGCTGGTCACGGGCTTAAACGGCTCCACGAGGGCGCATCTGCAAATGGGGTCGTTGAACGCGACGGGTCCGCAATACACTGGTGCACCATCATCCGCGCCAATGGATGCCGATATCGCTAACAATCAGATCAGCGTGTATCTCGATGAATCGGGGAATAACCTAAAATTCCGCATCCGAAAATCGGATGGGACGTATAAAACCGCGACACTCGCAATGACGTAAAGGAAGCGTACATGGCAGACATGATATTGGACGCGCCGGTTGCAATAGTCCCGCCCTCAAAAGCGGTGACGATTGATCGTCTGATTATCAATCGCCTGTGGATCGAATATCAGGACGGCAAATGGCCCGCGCGGTTGAACCTGAGCTATTTCGGGCGGGACGATCAGGGACAGAAGGTTTTCGCGCGCAACGCCGATGGATCGAGGGTGGCCGAGGAACTGGCCGTGGAGGATATTTTCGCCACGGGCAATAACGATCTTGATGCGGGGATTGCGTCGATCATGCGCGGATTGCTAGAGTTGTATTTGGCGTCTAAGAGCCAGGGATAATGCCCACCATTACGAAGCCAATTTCGATCAGTGGCGCACCAGCCAACACGCCGTTGTTCATCACCGTGACCGACACTGCCGGCGCGGGCCTTCTCGCGCGGACCAGCATCGGCACAACGGATGCCTACGGCCGACTCAATGCGTCCGTGGCGGGGTGGGACTTGGCGTGGCGCGGATTCGCAACCATTGATGGCACGGGATATCTGCGGTCGATTGCGTTTGATCCAGAGTCGTACGACTGGACCGACACCGAGCGGGCGCAAATCCGTTATCGACTTGGCCTCGATGGTGACGCCATCGAACCAACATCGCCCGCGAGCGATCCGGTTATCATTTTGCCGCCCGACGATCCGGCCCAATGCGCGATTTACATCGTCACCCGTGACACCAGCGGCGAGGCGGTTGGCGGCAAGACGATTCATTACCGGTTGCGATCCGGCCCCGGTGATACGGGGGCCAGCTATCCCCGCACGATCCTGTCGGCCGTCAGTGACTCCAATGGACTGTGGCAAGCCACCGTGCCGCGTGCGTCGGTGTTTGATTTTTGGCGTGACTCCGTGGCGGGTGCGCCGGTACGGGTTGAGATTGATGCCGCCGCCACAATGGAGCTACCGGAAATTCTGGGCGCGTTCACTTAAACCCCACAATGACGAAAGACGAAATATTGCTGGCGGGCGAATTATCGCACCGGGTGAAGTTGCAGAGGCCCGTTCACACCTTGAATTCCGCCGGCGAAACGGTGGAGGGGTGGGACGATGTTCGTGAGGTATGGGCCTCTGTCCGGCCGGTTCGTGCGTATGAACAGGAGCGGGCCAAACAAGTTGAGCGGCCGGTGAGCCACGTTGTCCGGCTGCGGTATGCGGCGGACGTGGCCGGTGACTGGCGAATACGTTTTGGTGGGCTGGTGCTGAACGTTGTCGGCGTGGTGGACATCGGAATGCGGCGTGTCACGCTGGAACTGGCGTGCCAACAGGTGTCGGAATGAAGCTGTACGGAACTGGATTCGACAAACTTCTCCGCAGGCTGGAAGGGCTGGAAAAGTCCGGAGCGCGCCGCGCCCAGCGCCGGGCGGTGCGTGCGGGCACGGCCATCCTGTTGAAGGCCGTCAAGGCCGCCACGCCGGTTAATGAGGGTGTACTGAAACGGATGCAGGCCAGCCGGGTATACGGGCGCGGCCTCAATCTGGCCGGGGTTGTGGGCGCGGACGCGGACAAGCTGAAACAGGCGGAGGTATCCGGCAAACGTCCAAGCAATATTGATTGGCTGGTGGAGAATGGCCACATGACGCCAGGCGGTACGTTTGTGCCGCCAAGCGGGTACATGCGTCGCGCTGCGGACCAGGCCATGCCGGTGGCCGAAGCCGCGTATGCCCGCGTGCTGGCTGAGTCCATCGAGGCGGAGGCATCGCGATGATCGACGTTGCCCTGGTGTCGCTGTTGAACGGCGTGGGCGGTGTTACCGCCTATGCGGGTGGAGAGGTGGCGAAGGTGTCTCGCACCCTACCGAGAGTCGCCTACACACTCATTGGCATCGTGCGCCGGTATTGCGACGACGGCAATGCGGGACTGACGCAGGCCCGCTACCAGCTCGACATTTTCGCCGCTCTGCCGTCCACCGCCAGGGGGTTGGCCGATGCCATCCGGGTGGCGCTGGATGGATACGCCGGGACTGCGGACGGCACGCGAATTGAGCGAATATATTTTGAGTCAGAACGGCATGAATCGCCGGAACGAATGGACGGTGAGGCGGTGAGCGTTTCCCGCTTCAGCCAGGACGTGATTATCGAGTATCGCGAACCAGTTTAATTGGAGGAATCGCAATGGCATTTGATCGTGATGAAGTCATTATTGGGCACGGGAAACACATCGCTTATAGCGACGATGGCGTTACCTACACAACCGTCGACGGAACGGTGGATATCAGTTTGCCCGAGCGCGAGCTTGGCGCAACCGAAATCACCAACGACGACAGCCCCAACTTTCACAAGGACTACATCCCTGGGCTGTATGAGCCAGGGAAGGTGAACTTCACCTACCGCTACACCAAGACGCAGTTTGCGGCACTGGAAACGATTTATCAGAAGGCGAACACCGCCGCCACTCGCGGCGATGCAACCAAAACGTGGAAGGTCACATTGCCCGACGCCAGCACTGCCGTGTTTAACGGATTCCTGACATCACACAATCTGCCGATTGATGGCGGTGAAGATTCTCCGGTGGTGGAGGGCGAGATTCAGGTGATTGGCCTGATGACCTGGACCAACGGAGCCTAATCGCCTACGGCATCAACGGAAACACTTTGACACTGCGGCCACGGCTGCAAAGGATAACCAATGAACCGCGAAGAATTCTTTGCGCGAACCAGCTCTACGCGCGAGATTACATTGTCCGATGGACACACACTGAAAATCCGCAAGCTGAAACAGGCGGACGTGGAGACAATCACCCGCCAGTATTCCACTGAATCGAAGGCCCTGGACGGCTTCAGATACATCGTGTCGCGGTGTGTCGTTGATGCCGTCGGCAATCGCGTCTTTTCTGATGAGGATCAGGCCAGGCTTGCGGACGTGTCGGCCGACGACATTAAGCACATTGCCGAGGAAGTGATTGAGTTTTCGGGATTGAACTCAAAAAAAGCATAAGCCGTCTGCGGCCAAACCGTAAACAGGCGATGCGAATCGCGCTCGCCTTTGGCCGCCCCGACGTGGATGCGCTGCTGAATGAACTGGACCACGATCAATATGTTGAATGGTGTCAGTTCTTTGGCGGTGAACCACACGGGTGGCAGGCCATGCGAATCGCGACGACGCGACTGGCTTACGTCGTGGCCCAATCTCAATCACGCAGACGGCTGAAGGAACGGGACTTCGATTTACGACTTGACCGGGAACAGCACGGGCCATCGGTGGAGAAGGCCCGATATGAGGCCATGAGCGTCCGAACGACGATGGCGGGTTGATATGGCGAAGAAAATCAGTTCACTGCATGTGGTCCTGGGCGGCACGATCAAGCCGTTTGTGTCGGCGTTTCAGGGCGCAAAATCCACACTCACGGGCTTTGTCTCCAGCATTAAGTCCGCTTCCTCCACGATTGTGAAGTTTACAGGCATCGCGGGTGGGATCGGCGCTGTATTTGGCGCATTAAAGGGCGCTGCATCCGGCATCACGCTGGCAGCACAACTCGAACAGGTGGGCGTGGCGTTTGAGACGATGTTGGGATCGGGCCAAGCCGCCAAGGCCCTGATGGACCAACTGACGCAATTCTCCTCGCAGACCCCGTTCGAGTTCCCGGAAATCGCCAGCAGTGCGAAAAAACTGCTGGCGTTTGGTGTTGGCGCGGGAGACATGACCAACAAGCTGCGGATGTTGGGCGACATTGCCGCCGGTGCCGGCGCGCCGCTGGAGGAAATCGCCTCGATTTACGGCAAGGTCAAATCGCGCGGCCAACTGACCGGCGAAACACTGAACCAGTTGGCCGAAAAGGGCATCCCCATCTATTCGGCGCTGGCGCAAACCATGGGGGTTGCCGAAACACAGGTGGCGGGCCTTGTGAGCGCCGGCAAGGTTGGCTTTGTTCAGGTGGATGCCGCCCTGGGTAGCCTCACCAAAACCGGTGGCCAGTTCGCCGGGATGATGGACAAGCAGAGCCAGACCATGGCGGGGCTGTGGTCCACTCTCACGGACAACATCGGCCTGAGTCTGGCGGGGCTGGTCACGTCGATGGTTGATGCGTTCAGTCTGCGGGATGCGATGAAGGCCCTCTCCGGGGCCATTGGCAACATTGGCGGATGGCTGAACTCGGTGACGGCAACCTATGCACCGGTGATTGTTGCCGGGCTAAAGGCGGTGGGGAGTGCCATCGCAAACACATTCAGCAGCATCTATGAATTTATCGCTCCAATCGTTGGCGCGTACTACGACGTGGTGTCGCGGAACTGGCAGGCCATCCTCCAATCCACCATCGGTTTTGGGCTTGGCGTCTGGAATGCCGTTTCGTCGGCGTTTGTCGCGGTGTGGCAGTTCGTGGGCGCAGTCGGCGAGTACGTCGCTACCGCATGGAACTGGGCGATGAATGCCATGGGGGTTCAGACCGCCGACACAGGTACGACCATCGGCGATATTTTTCAATCGCTGGTGGATTGGGGCAGGTGGCTGGCGGATGGCATCACAACGCCAATGAATACCATCGCGTATCTGTTCGCCCACTGGCAGGACGTTGTGGATTTGGCGGCAACCAACGTGCTGTTGGGCGTGGTTCGCATCGGCAACCAAATCGCATACACATTCACCGAGGCCATTCCCGCATTACTCAATTGGTTCGCCGGAAACTGGCGCGACATTTTCACGTCGATGTGGAACTACACCACCACCGTTTTCACGAACATGGCCAAAAACATCGGTGGATTTTTCGCCGCCGTGTGGTCCGCACTGAAGGGAGGCGGGTTTAATTTCGAGTGGACCGGCCTCCTGGATGGTTTTGAATCGACACTAAAGGAACTCCCGAAAATCGCCGACCGGCAGATTGGCCCACTGGAGCAGGCATTGAGTGACCGCGCTGCGTCACTGAGCACCAGCTTGGGCGTCGGCCTGGGTGAATATCTAGCCAAGCAGCAGCAGGCCGCGAAGGATGCCACCAAGTCGCTTCGGGGTGGGCTTGAAATACCCAAGCCACCAGCCCTGGAAGCGCCGACAATGCCGCCTGTCAAAGTCAATGTTGATTCGAGCGAGATTGATGATATCAGCCAGGCCGCAACGAAGGCGTCGGCCGACCTGAAGGCCCTGTTTTCCAACAGTGCTGAATCCCAGAAGGCGCGTTTCGAGGCCATCTTTGATGCCCGTGCCCAAGGGGTTGACGGCATGGGCGGGGCGAATGCCGCCGCCCCACTGCCAGCGCCAGTGCCCGCCAATGCCACAAGGGCCATGCGGGAAAAAAACGACGTGGCTGGCCTGTTGCGTGAGATTCTCGCACTGGATAAGGACCGAAACCGATACCTGTCCGACATTGCCGACAATGATGGGGGAATGACTCTGGCCGAGGCGGATTTCTGATGATGACCGTAACCGAAACAACCTACCGCGCCGGCGGCAGCAGTAGCCGTAGCACAACCGAACGGCGGGCTAAACGCTCATTCATCGTTCGCTATGATGCCGTGTCGCCCCCAAGCAGTCTTGCGGCCGTCGAAACGGCCGACGACGGCACGACGGCCATTCCCGCATTAGGTGATGCACTGGCGGGCGATTCGGCCAGGCTGGCGACATCCATCGACGTGAAGCCGCGCGGCGACAGTGGGCATCTATTCGATGTTGAGGTTGGGTACTCCACAAGCGACACGGGGCTTGAGGTTTTTGACAATCCGCTGTCGGACCCCGTGGGGTTCGAGTGGGACTTCAGCACCAGCAGTCAGACGTATTTCAAGGATGAGACCACGCCCACCGCCAAATATACGCTCACGTCCGCCGGTGAGCCGTTCGATAACCTGCTTGAGCGCGAGGTGGGCGAAATCACCGTCACTGTAACGCAGAACATCGCCCCGGCCGGGTGGAACCCCATCACCGCCGCCAGTTATTTATCCCCGGCCACGGCCGTCAACAATGCGTCGATGACCATTGACGGCGCGAGCATTGCCGCTGGCCAGGCGAGATTATCCGGCGTGACCTGTAGCGCCACAAAAACACGCGCGGGCGTGAGCTATCGCACGCGAACCATCACCATCAAGTTGCGGTCGTCGTGGGATCAAACCATTGACGATCGTGGATTCAACGAGGCCGACCCGGACCATTCCGGCAAGGTTCGCGAAATCACAAAGGGCGCGCCACCGGTGAAGGTCGATAAGCCGTGGCCCCTGAATGGATCGGGAGCGGCAAAGCCGAACGCCACGGATGCCCCGGCCGTGTTGACGTTTAAGCCGTATCCCGCGAAGGACTTTTCGGTTTGGGGGATCGTGTAATGTCCGATGAACTGTACGGATTGACCGCCGACCAGGTGGCCCGTGTCGGCAAAATTGTCGGCGGGATTGAGCGCCAACCCCCACCCCCGGCGCGCAACAAATCGGCAACGAACGCACCACCCGCAACATTTTGGGCCGAATTAACAGCCGAGGATCACGCCCACCCCGGCAACTACAAATGGAAGATGGTGAAAATCGACGACCGCACATTCGTTGATGCTGACCCGGCGGTAGATTCAGGGGATAACTTCAGTGCGCTGGAGCCGACGCTTCATTCGGGCCTCATCGGCAAGCGCGTTGAGCTGATGTACTACGGGCTGGACTCCACAGCCACGCCCAGATACATCATCCAAGCCACGCCGACATATGGAATGGTCCTGGTCTGGCTAACGAGCAAGATGCCTAGCTATGGCTGGTATAATGGTGTGATGCTCAAGGGGTCCAATGTGAATGACGCGGCCACCTACTTGGATGCGTTTCACAATAAATCGGGCGGAAATCTTTCGGTGGGCCAAAGCTGTCTCGTCATGAATCTGGACGAAAATTATTCTCCCACCAACCACCTCTCAACAAATGACTTTGGTGACGCGCGGAGTTATTCGGGAAAGATGCGATTCCATTTAGGGCTAATCATCGGAATCAGCAATGAGGGGCCACCACGGCCAATCGTCGCTATATCCGCCCACCAAATCAACCCGTGCGCGGTTCAGATCACAGATGGAGTAATCGACCCCGGCGGAAACTACAGGGGGGCGTATAAGGGGAAGCTGTTGGAGGGGCGGGGGTCGGGATATCCGCCGAACATGCGGGTAGCGACGAACAAGGTGGACGTTATAAACCTATTCGAGCTACCGATGCCGCTTGCGTCCCTGTCGCCCAGACTGAAAACCGACGGAACGTTTTATGTGCACGGGGTGTTTATGGGTGGGTATTCCCCGGCCGGGACTGGCGCGGTACATATTTGCTACCCTGTCGCCGCTGATTCGCCGGGAACCAGTCCGTCCGTCACCACCACCGAGACGGCAGACGCCGACTACGATATCAATGAAGCCAACATGCTGAACCACCTCAAGGCGGACGTAACAGCAATGAACACGTTCGTGGTCAATATGTACACCAGCCTAAAGAATGCGGGGTATATTAAGTAATGCAGTCATCCCCCCAGAACAACAACCCCGCCAGCGGGAATGACTACATGGATTAGCTCCGTACCCCCGATGTTCGCGCCGGGCAACTCCATGTCCAGTGTAGTGGCCTTGCTCACGGGAACCTCGAATACCAGAACATCGGAAATCGTATCGCCGGGATAGATTGAAGCCGCCCTGGTTCGGCCGACGATATCGACCAGGCCAAACGACACGCGATTGTATTCGTTACCCAGTTCGTCCTTTAAGGTGGCATAGTCATGGCCAATCGCGAGGTCCGCCCCCGCCCACGTTCGGTATGACAATTTTTGCGTGTCGCTGAGATTTTTGATTGTGAGTGAAATCATCAACAGGCTGTGATTGGAATGAGATGGCTGGCCGAATTGCAGCAGTGGGACACGCCCAACCCGCGCGCCGGTAATCACGAATTCCGCGTTTCCCACCCGAATCGGCCGCATCATGCCGTCTGTCGCATCGGTAGTGGCGGAGGTTGGTGATGTTGTTGGCCCGGCCGGGGCACTGGTGGCCGAATCCCTCATTTTCGACAGTTCGAGTTTCAGAGACTGTATCTCGGCCACCAGCGCGGCGACTTGTTCGCGCAGGGCTTGGTTGTCGGCTTTTAACTGGCGATTCTCCGCCTCGATTGCCGGCGCTCGTTCGGCGCGTCGCTGCTCCATGTTCCGCGCCGCCTCATCGGGCGACACTTGCCCCATCGCCACCCCCGCCAACACCACCAGAACAAATGCGATCCGCATGTGAAGCCTCCATTATCGGACTATCAGCCGTGATAAACCCGACGCATCCGCCAGACGAAATAAATACCATGAACACGATCAATCTACCAAACTCCTATAGCCAAGCCAATGATTTGTGGTTACAATTTGCGCGTCCGGCCGATAAAGAGGTCCATATGAGCGGACACAAAGGCTTACTGCTGCGCAAAGAGGGGGGGGGGCGCGCTCCTTCTCCCTTGTTGCTGACAACGAGCCATTCCTGATATTCCATGCCGATGGGCGGATTAAAATCCGCACATGCGGGCGCAATGGATTCGCCGCAATCTGCCGCATCAATCGCTGCCTCCCCCCGCCCTACTGGCTCATCCGCGAGGGCTACCACCTCCAGCTAATCGACCGCCGTAGGCCACATTCACTGGTGGCCGAATTCCTCACGGCGACAACGTTCACGCCCGATGACAACCCGCCACCGCCGGACACGGATGTAGACCCCCTCGATGCCGCATATCGGCTGGCGCAACTCGCAACGGACGACCCCGCGAACGGCCACCACGACCAAACAACACGGTTCATCATCCGTTGGTGTCGCGAGTTGCAGGCGGCGTCGCCGGGCACGCCATTTGCGCTTTCGTCGCGTGCAATCGCCGAGCGAATGTGTATAGACCACAGTGTTGCCAGCGGGCGGCTGCGGGCGCTCTGTGGTCGTGGCATCATCCGGGTTGTCGCGGCCGGATGCCGAAATCGTTCCGCGCGATACCGATTTATCACGGAGGAATAACCCATGCCCACAACAACACAGGACGCGGTGTTTGTCGTCGTGACCATCGACCCGGCCGGGCAGGAACGGATTATACGTTTGGCCGACGGGCCGCTGGTTGCCACCACCCACAAGGAATTGGCGCACCAGATTAGACGCGCCGCCGCCCATTGCGCGCGGGCCGGGGTGCGATGGCGGGTTGTCGCATTTTCGCGATCCTACGCCATCCGTGATACGTCGCTATGTGGGAGCGCGCGACACAAAACGGAGCCAGCCCATGTATGAACCAATGGAGCTTTTCGCCATCATTGTCGAAATCGAAATGGACGAATGGGGCATCCTGGAGCTTGGCCGATCCGAGCGCGACGCACAGCCGCTTATCGCCAGAAATCTGGCCCACCTGGAGCGGTTCGAGCATGTGGCCGTGGAAATCTGCGAAGCTCGCGGGTGGTCGTGGAAATACCAGCGATTCGTGCCGGCCGTCCACGCGCCCGAGCCACCCGCGCCAACGCCAGACACCCCAATGGACTTCACGGCCGGACGCAAGCGGACCATGTTGCGGCGCGGAGGCCCGGCCCCACTTTTCATTACTGCTCTCACCGGGGTAGACTATGAGTGAGTCGTTGGAACAATTCGCGGCCACGGTTAAGCGCTCGCTGGAACATCCGGACCCCAGTCCACCAGCTACCGCCCATGCCTATCGGATCATCGGACCCACCCATGCGGGCAATCTCCTGGTCATGGATGGGAATCAGTGCATCGCCCGCATGGAATATGATCCGGCGCGTGATGCTGAATGCCGAAAACAGGCCACCAGGATGGCCAGGGCCGAACATCGAACCCAACTTCTCCGCCACCTGCTGGCCGAACTGGACGCGGACGAAGGGCGGTGGCGGGCTGAATGCGAATTGATCCGCACAGAACTCCGCACGTCGGGGGATGAGCCTCATGCTTGAATCACCGGACAGCCCACGGCTGGCGTTTTTGGCTGGCCGGTTGGCCGCACACCAACCGAATGCCACATGCCCATTTACCCAACCCACCCTACGCCGATTCTGGGAACGCGGGAGAACCATGGCGTTGGACGCTGGCCGTCCGCTGGATGATCCAGCCCCCGCCCCGCCGCGACTCGCGCCCAGCGCGTCGCCATCTCCCCGCCCGTCCACCACCACGCGACGACTGAGCCGCCGATTGCGGGATGGGATCATCGGCCATGGTTGGCGCGGCGGATAATTCAGAGACCTCGCCCATGACACCACCTCAATTCTTCACCATTGAACAAACGGCCGAAATTCTAGCCTGTTCAGTCAGACACATTAAACGGCTGATCGAGGCCAAGCGGCTTGTCGCCGTTGACATTGGCATTGGCAGCACACGCGAATGGCGCATCTCCGGCCAGGCGATCCGCGAGATGGGTTCAGCACTGAAGACCACTGATAAGATCGAAACACACAACAGCCGGCGCGGGCCTCGCATCGTCAAAATGATCATACCCGACGCATTTTCTGACCCTCTTCCTCCTCCACGCCGACGAAGGATGGAAACCCGCCCTCCCGAACCCTACACCCATCAGGGGTAGCCACCACCGTAAAAGCGGGGGTAGACTACCCCTCTGACGGCCCTAATCGCCCAATGCTGGCCAAACCAGGCCGCTCGGCACCATCGAAAATAAGGTTGTCAAGTAAAAAACAGGATTTTTATCTCTTTCTCAGCCAGAGGACAGGGGTTCGACTCCCCTTGGGGGTAGTCCGATTTGCCAAGACCCTCAGTTTTCTGGGGGTTTTTGCTTTTCTGTTCGGATTCTGTCCGGTCTTGTCCGGCACTGACCGCAGCGCCTGTCGCAGCGCGCCCGGTGGCCCGGTCAAAGTGATCGTCGGTGACCTGGAGGTAATGTTTCATGGCGATGATCTCCGTGTTGCCGATCCAACTACAGACCACCTTCAGAGGGAAGGCGTCGGCCAGGTCGGTCTGGCAACTGGATCGGAGGTTCTGGAAGAATTTTTTCCAGGGATGCAACCCCGCCCGAAGTGCGATTTTGTGGCCGGTGGTGGAGAGGTTGTCCCCCCGGTGACGGGCGATGACATGCTTTTGGCCCGGCTCGGCCGCCTCAAACGCGTCCCGCAGGTAGGGGAGCAGTTCCGGGAAGATCGGCACGATCCGATGTTCCCGGCCTTCATGGTGTTCGGTTTTTGGCGAATGGACACGCATTCGCAGCCTGCCGAAGTCGATGCTCGCCCACGTCAACGCTCGTGTCTCCGACGGTACGCGCAGGCCGGCGAAGCGGGCCAGCGCGAAGATCAGCCGCCACTCGGCGTCCGGCGAGGCGTCGATGCAGGCTTTGATCTGTTCTGTCGGGACGTAGGCTTGGCGGCTTTCGTTTTTCTGCCCGCCCGCCTTGACGCCCAAAAATGGATTGTCGCTGATGAGCTTTCGGTCAACGGCATAGCGAAAAATCTGGCGCGCCTTTTTGATGTGCGTGCTGACCGTCGCCCTGGCCAACGTGCGGAACATCGACTGGTGCCAGTCCTGGGCATCGCCCCGCGTGATGGTGCGAATGTCCCGCGTCTTACCAAAATGCCTGGCCATTTGCTGGCGAGCCTGCTCCAGATTGATTCGCGTACGCGGTTTGATGTCGGTGCGTCCGTCAATGTATGCATGGCAAAATGCGTCCAGCGACACCGCCGATGTCTGTTCTCGCGGCTCGATCAATCCTGATTCGGCCAGCCGACGATGCAGGTTGTCGCCCAGGTTGGCCAGCCACCGCGATGTTTCCAGTCGTGGTGAAACGTTCATGCCGCGGGCGGATACCAGGTCCTCGATCATCGCCAGCATGGTGCGTGCGTTTCGCTCGGTCGTGTGACCAAGCGACAGTGTTTTTCGGTGTCCATCGCAGCCGGGCCACTGAATATATCTCACGCCATTCCTGGCGTTCAGCGTTGCCATTCGGCCTCCAAAACTCCTGCAATTTCCCGCAATTTATGGATCGAGTAGAGCTTGATGCCGCCGATCCGCTTCCCGCGAATCAGCCCCTTTCGCTCCCATCGCCGCAGCGTGCGATCTGAGACGCCAAAGCGTTTGGAGGCATCGATCTGGTTGATGGTTTCCTGTGTCGGCTTCATTTCGTAAACGCCTCATTCACCGCCAACAGATGTTTCCTGGGTTTGCCCTCTACCAGCTCCACCTTCTCCTCCACCACAAACAGCAGGTCGTATTCCGCCGGCGGCAGGTCTCGGCGGAGTTGGCCGTGTTTGAATGGTTCGCTGGCAAAAAATTCCACCGCGCGTTCCATATCTCCTCCGGCCGCACGGAAAATAGCTTCCAGTGTGCCGGCCTTGTCCTGGCATTTTGTGACCTTACGCACGCCGGCGTAGTACCGGGTCGTCCCGATCACCAGGTCTTCGCCAGTGACCTCGATATGCACCAAGGCTTTTTGCTTTGCTGTGGCTTCAATTTCGCCGGCCAGCTTTTTGAGCGTCTGGGCGGCCATCAGAACGCTGGCGATTTCGTCGGCCGAATGGACCGACGCTTGCAGCACGCGGACGCGGATCGGCTCGATTGCCTGGGCGACTGATGTTTCAGTGGATGATTCGTCGTTCATTGTATGCTCCTACGATTAAACCCCTGCGGCAGTTATTCACTGCCACAGGAGGGAAGGGAGAAAATGCGCCGTCAGACCTCCGAGAGGGCTGTTCCCCATGCCACCATGTCCTCACGGATCATGTCCAGCAATTGAACTCGCTGAATGGAGTTCGTGCGATTTGGAGAATTTTCATGCCCCGCCGCCACCAGCCACAGGTCGATTTCCCGCCGAAAATCAGCGTCTGTCAGGTCTGGGTGCATCCCCTTGGCCAGCCGCCTGGCCTCCGCCAGTGTGCTGTCCCATGATGATGATATTTCCTCGATTGACGGTGCGGCTTTTGCCGTGGCTGGTTTTACACTCAGCGACTCGTCGCATCGGCCATCCCTGATCACGTCCAGCGTCTCGCGGCGTTTGGCCAGCGGCAGGTCAGCCGTCGTCGCCGCATGATTCTTTTTGCACACGGCCGAAAGGAATTTGCGGCCGATCGCGCGGCCGGCCTTGCGCTCCGTGATGGCCCGGTCGTATTCGGTCAGGAAAGTAGGATCGTGCGACAGGTCCGGTTCGCCGTTGGCATCGACGCGGTATACGTCATCATCACTTCCAGCCTTCGCCGGCGGTTCGTTTGCGGCTTGACCGCGATGATCGGCCATGGCCATTTCCTCGGCCGTGTATACGCCCGAAAGCTCTGCCGGGAATGCACGCCTAAGCGCTAATGCCTCAGCGCACTTTGTCAACATCACATGCGGCTTCTCGCTCCACATGCGGGTCGGCCCGCCATCTTTTTTGAACGATGCGTATTCACTGAAATATGCATCCGCTTCGATGGTGTGCCACTGGCCGTCCGGCCCCAGTTTTTTTACGGAGGCCGTGGCGGAAACCACGTTGCCCTGGCCATCGTGTTCATAGGTGGGCTTGGGTCCGGGCATGTATCGGCCGGTGCGCTCGGCGATCAGGCGGTAGCCGTCGATGCCAGTCTGGATGGTCATCCGCTCCACTCGCTTTTGCGCTTCGGCGTCATATTCCCATCGCTTAATGGCGTAAATTTGCCGTGCGAATGGGTCCAGTCCCGTGCGCTGACTGGCGTGAATGAACAACTCCAGTTCATCATTGGTCGCACCCTTGCAGATCGTGCGTTTGAGTAGATCAACCTTCTCTTGCGAAAACGTGACGGGGACCAGATTCCCGCCTCGATCCGTCCTGGCCAGTTCCGTTGCCTGTGTCATAGCATTCTCCTTTCAAGCCCGCCCCGCGCCGTTAAGCGCGGGTCGGGTGTTTGCGTTCGCCGCCTGGGGATCCGGCAGCGAAACATTGGGAAGTTCAGTCCCGATCACATGACGGTGGTTATCCCGCCGCGGCCTCCATCTGGTTTCGGCTCCCGCTACCCTCGACCATCCGTGGCCGCCTCTCGCGTTCGCCTAAAACCGGTGGCTGGAATCGAACCCGCCGTCTCGCTTTCAACCACAGCGGGACGAACCATCACCGGTAAAAGCCCCTGTGGCCATGGAGAACCACAGAGGCCGGAGGGGAGAAAGTCTACGCTTCCCCGTTCGAGTCACACTCAGCCACCCCCGCGACATGAATGTCGTCCATGGCTTGATCCACCGTTCCCGTTTCCGCCCGATACCGACGAATTTCAGCGATGAGCAGCCCGACGTGGCATGACGCGATGAGCACGTCTGGATTACCCGGATACTCCTTCCGCGCCTGACGCCAATATAACTCGATGGCCCTGATCCGCAGGGCAATCGCATGTTCATCCCGTGAGTAGCCCCAGTAAATAATCGTGGTCCCAGCCGGCGAGCAGCCGCTTGCTCTTGATGCCGACTTTGCGAGCGGTTTCACGGCGCAGCAGGTTCAACGCGATGCGGCGCAGCCGGGAGAAGTTCTGGGCGGCGTGGCCTTTGCGGATGCGGCTGGCGTCTTCGTCGAAGCTCATGTCCAGGCACCAATGCACCTGGTTCTCGATTCCCCAATGGCCCCGGATCGCCTGGGCCGCCTGTGCGGCCGTCGCATTTTTGTCGCTGCCAATGTAATAGCGTCGCTCGGTGCTGGTTTTGCCGCCGGTCACCTCCCGCGTCGCCTCGACCACCACCAGCGAGCGCGGGGCGGCCCATTCGCGGCCAAGCTCGCCCAGCCATTTCACCTCCGGCGTGATCCACACGCGCCGTGTTTCGATCCGCCCGTGCCCACCACCGGTCTCCTGGAAGCAATCGTGCTTCAGGCCGGCGAAGTCCTCCAGGATCGCTTCATTCAGAAGAGCCGTCACCTTGTGATGAAGCTGCGGCTGGTTCTCCTTCACCGCCAGGTAGTAGTCTCCTTTGCCGTCGATGATCTTCTGCGCGATGTTCTTCTGACACCCCATCGCGTCGATCGTCACCGTCGCCCCACGCACGTCCAGCAGTTCCAGCAGCCTGGGGATGGCGGTGATCTCGTTGCTTTTGGTGTCGACGGCCAGTTGTCCGAAGACCATCCGGCTGCCGCTTACAAAGGCGCTGACCAGATGAGCCATGCCGATCTTGTCCCAGGCGTGCTCGAAGCTGCGGCGAATGGCCTTGCCGTCGATGCTCACCAGCTTGCCCCCCGTTTCGCCGGCGAGTTCCTGCCCCAGCGATCGCGTCCAGTTCACGAAGCACGCCTCGAACGCCTCGGGGTTCAGCCGCGCGAAGACCCTGCCGAACGTGTCGTGCGACGGGATGCCGTGGTGAAGCTCAAGAAAGCTCGCGAAGAACTTCCGCTTGGCTCTGGCGAACATCGCCACCTGCACCCACCCGTCGGCACCGCAGATCACCGCGCAGATCGCCATGACGATCATGTCGGTGAGCGAGTGAAGCTTGTTGCCGCCGCGCGGGTCGGGCATGTCTCGAAAAAAGCGCAGAAGACCCCGGTCACTTTGGGCGTCCATGCCAAAGCTCCTTTCGTTGTTCGAGTGATGTAGAACAACGCGAGATCTCGCGAACGAAATGACCGTCTTACCAGGATCGACCCAACCGCGCAACCCTAACATAAGGCAAACATCACGCGAGCGTCAATCAACATGCGATTGCCCTGGGGTTCCGCTCGATCTCCGACTACATGCGGGCGGTGGCCGTGGGGTAAGTCAGGCGACGGCCAGCGCCTTATCGATCTTGGCCAGAATCCGCTTCGTCGGGGCGTGCTTGCCCAGTTCGATCCGGCCGAGCGTCTCGCGGCGGATGCCGGCCCGGCGGGCCAGTTCCTCCTGGCTCCATCCCTTGGCCTTCCTGTCGCGGATGATGTCGCGGGCGATGGAGGCCCGCACATACTCCAGGGCCGGGTAGTTGCCGCCGGGCAGCTTCCTGGGCGTCGGCGGCGCGTCGGTGCCATGCACCTTCCGCTTGAGCCAGTCGTATTCCGACTTGGCGATCACCACGAATTTCCGCCCCTCGATGCTCAATGTTCCGGTTGCCATGATTCAATCCTCGTAAAAGCCATCCCGATGCCCCGCCTTCTCCACGATCACCCGCGAGCCTTCCACACGGAACTGCACGCGGTAATGGCCCGTGCGGATGCGGTATTGGCCCTTTAGCCCGTGCTTCAGCGGCTTGGCCCCACTCACATCCGGCCACTTCTCCAATCGCAGGAGAACGCCATAAATCGCCAGCTTGACCGCCTTGGCCAGCTTGTCGATCTGTTTGGCCGCCTCCGGTTCGATTTCCACCATGCGGACATTGTGACAATATTTGTCTCAAATATCAAGGGGAAATGTTTGATATGTCGGTGGCGGGCATCGGCAATCTGGCCGACCATGCGGTCAAGGACGAATAGGCCACTCCCCATTGAGCTTCGCCCGCGCCACGAGAGGCCACCGGACCACGGCCATCATGAGGTCGCTCGCCCAGAAATCGTTCAAGCGTGAGAAGCAGTCGCTGAAGGATCGCATCCTTCGCAAGGCGATCATCCGCACAGAGGAGGACTATGCGGATGATGCTCAGGCCGAGCGGGAAGTGACCGATACCCTCGGCGAACAAGTTTTTGTGCATGTTTTCCGTGTTTTCCGCACTTCATGCTTGACTATCCTATAGAATAGTATAACATGGGATGATGAAGCTGACATTCCTCCAAACGCGGGTTTTTCTTCATGACTGGAAAGCCATGAGGTTTGGAGACGATGAGCTGCGGTCGCTGGAACTGCTGCTCATGCGGGATCCGCTGGCGGGAAAGGTGATCTCCCATTCCGGCGGCGTCCGTAAAATCCGCTTCGCGCCGGCGGGGAGGGGGAAGAGCGGTTCGGCGCGGGTGGTTTATCTTCACTACCCGGCACACGGGAGAATCTATCTCCTGCTGGCGTTCGGCAAGGATGAGCAGGCCGATCTCGGCCCGGAGGACAAAAAATTCTGCCGCGAAATGACCGATGGAATCAAAAAAGAACTGACGAAAGGAAAATCATGAACTCGAAAACCAAACGTCCGGAAGTTTCCACCCGCCTGCGGGCGGCCTTGATCGAGGTTCGGGAGTCGTTGACCGGGGGCCGGCCGCTGACCTCCAGGACAGTCGAGGTGCGCCAACCGGAACAGTGGGATGCCAGGGGCGTCAAAAAAATCCGTTGCGACCTTGGATTGAGCCAGGCGCCTTTCGCTCGTCTCATTGGTGTCTCCCCGGAACTGGTCGAGCATTGGGAACAGGACATTGCAACGCCGCGCGGCCCGGCCAGCCGTCTCCTGACGGAGATAGCCCGCGACCCCGTCGGCTATCTGGAACGATATGTCATCTGCCGCAGGACATGGCGCCCCGGGAAAAGAACCGTGAACGGCGACGATCATGAGCAAAAAAACAATGGGAAAACTGCCCACCGTCAATTTCGACGAATACAGCGATGAGGAAAAGGAGCGGATTTATCAGGAATGCGAGAAGATCGGCCCTGACGATGCCAAGCCGCTGCGCGACGTGGATCGGAAGCTGCATGCCCTGACGGCGCGTCGCGCCGGTCGGCCGAAGGTCGGCCAGGGCGTCAATCGCATCAGGTGACGATGGAGCCGGCTCTGCTCAATCGCGTGGATGAACAGGCTGAAAGACTGGGCATGAGCTTCGCCCGCTTCCTGTCGCGGGCGGCCGAGAAGATGCTGGGGAAGGTGGCGTGAGTTGACGCCACGGGGTGGGGTCCGCCGGTCAAACGCCAAGGCAGGCCGCCAGTGAGGCGTGGCGCATATTGCCCATTGAGTGATTTCGTCGGCTCATTGCGATCGACTTACGGCGCAACCGTCCCCCGCCTCACCGTCCGCTCAACCTTGAAGCTGCCATACCCCACTCGCCGCTTCACGTCGCCCTTCCATTCGTCCAGTTCCCACTAATAGGACTTGGTTGCCGGGCTGGGGGAAATCTGCATCGCCTCGGCCTGCACCACCAACTGCACCTGCACGGTGCCCGAATCGACGATGGTGACGGCCAGGCTCGCCAGGGTGGCATCCGTGGCCGCCGCCCGGTTGTAGACCCGCAAGCCGTCGCCGCCGTCGCCGGGATTGCTCACGCGCACCACCAGCAGGGCATCATCGTCGCTGTCGGCATCCGGGTCCATCGGGGTTGTAATACACCGATTGCAGACCGGCCAGCCCCATCCTCCGAAGCGGCGCGTAGGCCGTCGTCTCGCGGTTGTGTTCCCCACCCACGCCAAAACCTCGCATCGAATCGCTCCCGGCCGTCCGGCCTCGCACGCATCAGGTCGTGTCGGGGAATATGACAGAATGTGGTGTGAGGGAAAAAGTTGCCGTATGGAGGCAGGAATATAAAACACCCCGGACCTTCGGCGTTTTCCGGGAGAGGGTAAGATTGACGGCGGTCAATCCATCCGGTTGTACCTCACGATAAACCGCCCCAGATCGGAGATTCAAGCGGATAAATCAATCGTCCCCGGCTGGAAATCGCCCTTCTCGCAGTCAGCCAGGAACCGTCGGGCCAGATTGACCACGGACGGATCGTCGCTGTAGCCACGCAATTCCATGTCCGCGTTGGGAAGTCCCGGCTGGATGGCGTCTTTGGGCAACCGGATGGCCGGCAGGCTCTGTTCCCATTCGGCCCCCAGGAAGACCAGAGGCAGGCCGTAACGCAGGAGCTTCTGATCGTTGCCGACACGGGCCACCTTGTCATCCAGGTGCAGCACCAGCATCGGCCAGCCAAAGGTGCTGGCGGTGGGCTTTCCGTCAGAGTCTATCAGGGCGTACTTGGCGATGGTGACTCGCATGGCAAGTTAAACTCTATTCCCTGCGAAGCTCGTAATCAAATGGAACTCCGTCGAGCATGGCGACAAACTCGTTTTCGCCGTCGCCCAGGAACATGCCTTGCGGGGCATCGCCGGGGCTTTGGCCGCACGGCATCGGCCAGGATCACAAGCTTGATGTTCCGCGGGATCATGTCGCGCAGCACCAGCAGCAACGATTCCTCGAAGGCGTTGCGGCTGCGGTGCCCGTCATAGACGTGGTTGGTGGTGCTGGCCCAGGCGATCGGCGTGCCGCGGCCCTTGAGCACGACGCCGGCCAGAAGCGTCTGAAACCCCTTGATGTCCACCCAGTCCAGCGCGACCAGCAGTTTCTTTCTCCTGCTGCGTTTCTTCAGCAGTTTGGCGATGATCGGCCGCATGGCATCGGCGGTCTCGATCCGCTCGTTGGCGCAGAACCGCCACCCGCGTTTGATCTGGTGTTTGGCGGTGCCCAGCATGTTCCGGCCAATGTTGGCCAGGGAAACTCGCTCGACACGCATGGCCGAGGCGACTAAGGTTGCAAGGGTCTTGGCCTGAGACAACCGAAGCGAAGCGGCGCAGACCGAAACCACCCACGAAATCGCGTCCATGCGATTCAT